AGAAAAGGTACACCAGAATGGGATGCGTTTATACCTGATAAGTTAGCGAAGTAATGAGAACATTACTTCGTGCAATAAACGGTAAAGATGTTGGGGGAGAACCACTCCCTCAGCATTTCCGTTCCTTCCAACAAGCAGATATTATTTTGCGAAGAGCAGAATTAAATCTTATTGCTGGTACCCCAGGTGCAGGTAAATCTAGTATTGCATTGGCGTTAGCAGTACAAACTAAAGTTCCAACTTTATATATATCTGCTGATACTAATGCTCATACTATGGGTATGAGATTGTTATCTATGGCTACAGGTGTTACTCAAAATCATGCAGAGCAAATGATTAAAAGCAATGATTCAAGAGTGGACCAAACTATGAAACAGTTTGAGAACTTACACTGGGGTTTTGATGCAACACCAACATTGAATGACATTGACGAGTTAGTGATGGCGTTTGAAACTAAGTGGGGTCAACCACCTGAACTAATAGTTGTTGACAACTTAATGGATGTTGCAATGGATGGACACGAAGAATTTTCTGGCATGCGTTCAGCAATGAAAGAGTTGAAGTACCTTGCCAGAGATACAAATGCCTGCATTCTTGTTTTGCATCACACAAAAGAAGGATTCATAGGCACACCATGTCAACCAAGGTCAGCAGTTCAAGGTATGGTCAATCAGATACCTGCATTGATTCTTACAATTGGGCAAGAGATTATTGGTGACAGTACATATCTGTGTGTTGCACCTGTGAAGAACAGGTACGGCAAGGCTGATGCTTCAGGTGGCTCATTTGTAATGCTGTCATTTGACCCATCAACTATGCAGTTAAAAGATGTACACACAAACGACTAAAGAAAAGCGGAGATAAAGATAATGGCACTACCATTTATAGTAGTAAACGGACGTCTAACAGAAGACGTACAAGTTAAACAAGTCAACAATGATACTGTAATGAATTACAGAATTGCTGCTAATCAAAGAAAGAAAGATGAAGCAACAGGTGAATGGGTTGACGCTAACACCACATACCTAGACGGAAGTATCTGGGGTAAAGCAGCAGAGAATGCTAAGTCATTTAAAAAAGGTGACTCAGTTATTGTTACTGGAGAATTAAAGCAACGCTCATACGAAAACAATGAAGGTCAGAAAAGAACAGTGTATGAGATTGCAACTGACACTATTGGTCTAGCAGTTAAGAGATACTAATGACAACCCCAAGCAAGCGTAAGGGTTCTAAAGCAGAACTAGATGTTGTAAAATATTTACAGTCACAAGGCTGGAAGTATGCTGAACGTCGTCTTGCTGGGGATAGAAACGACAAAGGCGATATCGCTGGAGTTAATGGTGTTTGTTTTGAAATAAAAAACAGAGCCAAGATGGACCTTGCTGGATGGGTAGAAGAAATGTTAATAGAAACTGTGAATGCTAAGGCAGACACAGGTGTAGTAATACATAAACGAAAAGGCAAATCAGATGTTGGACAATGGTACGCCACATTAACATTTGAAATGTACATTAAACTACTCATCCAAGCAGGATACAAATAGATTGAAGTACTCTATTAAAGATGTGTTGCTTTACTACAAAGGTAAGGTACCACGTGATGGTTCTGGTTGGAAGAAAATGAAATGTTGTTTCCACGATGACAGTCACGCATCAGGACAAGTAAACTTCAATGATGAATACTATATGTGCTTTGCTTGTGGTATCAAAGGTGATGCAATAGACTTAATTAAATACAAAGAAGGGTTAGATTATGCCAAGGCTGTCGAGTTCGCAGAAACAATTCTTAATAAGAGCGGCACAGACTTACGCAAAACACGTAGAGAAAGCGTCAAGTTATTTGGCAGAGAGAGGACTGTCCCTAGAGGAAGTAAGTCAGTTCCATCTGGGCGTCGTGGAAGAGACACTACCAGGTCATGAGCAATACAAAGGTAGATTAAGCATTCCATATATGACAAGAAGTGGTGTCGTTGACATACGCTTCAGGTCATTAGATAACTCAGAACCAAAATATCTTGGACTAACAGGTGCTGAAACAACATTGTTTAATGTCAATGCTTTATTCACTGCAGATAAATACTTATGTGTATGTGAAGGTGAGATGGACACAATAACAATGGCTGCTAAAACAGAACATCCAACAATTGGTGCACCAGGTGCAGCCAGTTGGAAGCAACACTACACCAGAATCTTAGAAGACTTTGATGTAGTACTTGTGCTTGCAGATGGTGATGAAGCAGGACTAGAGTTCGGAAAAAGAATACAAAGAACAAGTGCAAATGTACGAATACTACAGATGCCAGACGGAGAGGATGTAAATAGTGTCGTCAGAAAACAAGGACCAGAATTTATTAACGACCATGTTAGAGATGCCTTGGGAAGTTAATAGAAGTATCTATGACCTTATGAGTGTGGATACAGAGATGTATGTGAAACCATCAGTTGATACCGATGAGATTGTTGGTATCAATATGTACAAAGCATTAAAAGATATCTACACAAAAGTCCGTGATGATAAAGAAGAAGGACTACGATGGCTGGATGAACTAGGTAGGATGATTATTATGGGCACACTTGACCCAAGTAATGCTAAAGAGTTTGTTCACGAAAGCATGGTCGAAGAACACATGAGAGACCTTGATACTGAACTAGAAAAACTAGGTAAAGAACTTGGATAACATAGAAGACTTTAAGTTCCAATCAGTCGCCATATACAACGAAGCATGGGAACTATTAGTTAAGAAACAACTAGACTATGGTCCAAAGAACATTGCCAGTGCACCAGGAGGACCACTAAATGGACTCCTGGTACGCATGCATGACAAGATGGCACGACTTAATCATCTTATTTATGAGGTCAAAGACACGCCAAAGAATGAATCAATAGAAGATTCTTTCTTAGACCTGCTAAACTATTCAGCAATTGGTCTTATGGTGCTTCGTGGCAAATGGTCTGGAGCCCCTAATCAAAACGATTAAAAACTGACAACAAGAAATAAGATGAAGCACAATTACATAGAGGATTACGAATCACTTGTCGGTTACCTATCAAACGAATATGCTAAACGATATCGAATGGTTGACCGACAAGATATTAAACAAGAACTATGGTTATGGTTTGCAACCAGAACCAACAAAGTAAAAGACTGGTATGAAAACTATCAACAGAAGGACAGAGACAAGTTAATAGGTAGGTCTCTTAGAAATGCTGCATTAAAATATTGCACAAAAGAAAAAGCCAAATCTGCAGGCTACGAAATTCAAGACAACTTTTATTATGAACCTCAAATCATAGAAGAATTTCTACCATACATTCTTACTGACTCCTACATGTTACCTATCGGTGTTAACGATGTTAACTACAAACCAAATAGGAATGCTGTTTCTGAAAGTAATACTTGGTTAGCAGTCAGAGCAGATATATCAATGGCATATGAAGCATTAGAGGAACGTCATCAAAATGTTTTACGATTAAGATTTACTTCACTCAATGCAACACTAGAAGATGTTGGTACTGAATTACAAATCAGTGCTGATGCTGCACGTAAACGTGTAGACAGAGCAATACGTGCCATGATAGATGAACTCGGTGGTAGAAGACCATACTCAGAAACAGACTATGGCATCTAAGAAGAAAACAAAAGGTGAAGACTATAGAGGAATACCAACCCCTGTGTGTCCTAACTGTCAAAGTAATTGGTTTCGTATGACAGTTATGTTTGATGAAATAGGTTACATGCCAAGTGCTTACGCACTTGAGGATGCTGAATGTTTTAGATGTGGTGCTTTAGTAACCCCAGCCACACCACTAGATAGAGAACCATATCCTCCATGCAAAATATGCAAAGAGGAAGAAGGGCTAGTAGATGGATACTGTTGGGATTGCGACCCTGAGTTTTACAATGATGAGGATTCTGAATGATAATTAAATTAGAATCATGGGAGTACGAATACGCTAGCACTATTGGTATCAGAAGATACACAAACAATTGGGGTAAACCTGATGCACCACACTATGACCCAAGAAAAATGGAAGACAATAGAACAGCACAAGTTGCTGCTGCAATAGGTGAAATTGCTGTTGCTAAAGCCATCAACCAGTATTGGTCAGCCAGTATCTGGAAAGGTTCAGACCAAAAGAAATACAAAGACTTACCAGATGTTGGTACAAACATTGAAGTAAGAAGAGTTAGAACACAAGATGGTCCTGCTGTTAGAGAAAAAGATATTAAAAAAGAAGGACTAATAATCTTTGGTGTTGTGCCAATACCTAAAGAGTTTACTGAAGTAGAAATACTTGGATGGATACCAGCACAAGAAGGTTGGGATAAGGGCACACAAATGCAGTACGGTAGAATGATACACAAAGACTTACTATATCCAGTGGAGAAATGGGTTAAGTAACTAAAACAAAAAAGGACCGTGCAGTTGGGGCTGCACGGTCCTTTTCCTATTCCTTATTCAGTTGTGTGTTTGGCTACTTTACCGCAGTGATACCACGGTTGCCAGCCACGCTTAGCATATAACATAACAGCACGTCTGTGCTGTTCTGCTCTGCTTGCTTTGGCAGGGTCTCCTGTCCCACCAACTGATTTCCAGGTAGGTAAATCAAATTGGTAAAGACCCCTATACTTTCCTGTTCTTGATACTGCATTGGTTCTATTGCTTGACTCGCACATCCTCAACGCTGACCATTGTTCAGGCGTTGGAGTTGGATGTCGCATAGCCAAAGCAAATATTGCCTCAACTAGCATTTATCTCCAGTGTTAGAGGGGATGCAGACGCTAACTAATCGTCTGACTTTTCACTATTTAAGGTCACTTTAATCAGTGTCCAAATAGCGAAAGCACCTAGGGATATTATACCAATAGTATCCCTAGTAGGACCTGGTTCTACCAGAATCCAAGCAATAGTTAAGCCTACCAGAGTGAAGGCTTCTCCAGCCCAAGCATCTATGTGCTTCCAGATAAACTTTGCAACACGCTTCACTGCCTATGTTCTCCTTATTATAGATGCTGCTAACTGTGGTAATATAACAGCAGCAAGTACAACTTGCTGTGCTTCCTTACGGTTTTCAGGTGTGAGGTCAGCACCTAGATTAGAAATGGATTCTAATGCAGCAGTTATGGTTTCAGATATTTCTTGGAACGTTTCTTGCAGGCTCTCTGATAAAAATTCTGGAAGAAATTCAAGGACAGATTCAGTTTCATCTGTGGAAGAAATCTCTTCAGGAACGTTTTCAAAAGAAGGTAAAGAAGAAGGGAAAGAACTAGGTGACGAATCAACAATTACTTCTAAAGTATCTTGAACACTTGGAAGGGGAGATGGCACAGGCGTTAAAGACTCTAATAAAACTACAGGGTCTGGCACGTTTGGCTCTTGAACTGGAACAACTGGAACCGTTGGAGATTCTGATGGAGAAGGAATATCAAACGGTGACGGAGAAAGAGAAGAAGGCTCAGGAGTTGGCTCATCGGTTGTCTGTGATGAAGACGGAACTGGGGTTGGACTAGATGTCTGACTTTCAGTTGGCGAAGGGCTTGGCTCTGGTGTCACTTCTATCACTGTCGGTGATGGGCTTGGCATATTTACTGTTAAATTGGTAGACAACAGATAAGAACCAGTAGGTAATTGTGCACAACAAGTGTAAGCGTAAGAGGTAGCACGAATAAAGTACTCGCCAACTTGTAAAGGTATAGTAATGATAGAGGCTAGAATGTTTGTGTTGGAGTGAGCACCATCATCATTGTATGCAAGGCGAACAGTGTCTTGCCAAACTTCAATCCAAGAATCAATAAACCCAACATCGTTAGGTGTGCCAGTAGTGGTTGAGATAGTGGCATCAACAGGTTCACTAACAGTGACAGGTATATCCACATAGGGTGTAGTAGAATCAAGATTGATAGTCACATCATCAGAGTATGATGGGTTAGCAACAAAGGTAGTAAGGATAAAGATAGTTATGACAGATAATAATTTAAACATTTGGTTGACCATTCCTACTGGAACACGCCGCCAATACCTTGCAGATATAATTAATGAAAGTCAAATCTCTCCTGAAAAAATTGTGATAGTACATACAGTTGAATCAGAACCTATAGAAGGTGTAAATAACGTTTGGGATTTAGACCCAGTTAACATCCACAGATGGTGGAATCGTGGCATAGATATTGCCAGAACCTTTGGTGCTGATTATATTGCTGTATTAAATGATGACTTAAGACTGAAGAATAATCCTATAAATAAGATTGCTTATGGTATGAAAGAACTTAAAGGTACACTTGGTTATCCGTTACCATACTCAGGACATTTACCAGGTTACTGTTGGGTGCTTGATATTAAATCAAACATCAGAGCAGATGAAAACTTTAGATGGTGGTATGGCGATGATGATATTAGATTGAAAGCAAAAGAGATAGGTGAAGTTGTTTACATTCCAGCAGAAGTAGAACACTTACACGGAAACCATTTAACATCTATTAACGAAGACCTAATGAAACTTACTATTGCAGATAAAGAATACTTTGAAAAGAAGTGGAACCAATGACAACAATAATTGGTATACAAAAGGAAGACCATTGTTTACTTGTAGCAGACTCACGAATCACAGATGATTCAGGGAGAACCTACTCACACCCAACAGTTACAAAGATAACTAAACGTGGGAAATTTCTTATAGCAGGTGCAGGGTTAACATTGCCTTGCGATATTTTACAACACATTTGGAAACCACCATCACTAACACCAGTGGCAACCAAAGACCCATATCATTATATGGTTGAAACAATTGCACCATCATTAAGATTTACTTTATCTGTTAATGGTTATCAACCTGATAAAGAATCAGAAGACCAAGACTTTATTTTTCTCATAGCATTAAACGGTATCATCTACGAGATAGATGATACGTTGTCTGTGCTTATGAGGGATGATGGTATCTATGGCATAGGTAGTGGGGCATCTTATGCCATAGGTGCTTTACACGCAGGTGCTTCTTGGAAGCAGGCTATGAGTATTGCAGCGAAGAACAATGTCTTCACTGCACCACCCTTTATTACACATAAACAAACTAAATAGCGAGAATATCTTTAGGGTCAACAGGTTTACCAGCAGACCATCTAGCATTATCTCTTACCTCAAAATGCAAATGTGGACCAGATGAATTGCCAGTGCTTCCGACTTCAGCAATATGTTGACCCTTGGTCACTTTTGCTCCAGCCTTAACAAAAGTTTCTGAACAGTGGGCATAAATCATCCACAAATCTTTACCATTAACATTTGCTTTAACAATAACTTGTTTACCATATGATGCACCCCAGTTATTACCCTGAACAACACCATCGCAAGCAGCGATAATATCTGTACCAGTAGGAACAGCGAAGTCTACACCAGTATGAAAACCAGATTTCCACATCTTACCTTTTTTATTGTAAGGTGTAGTAATCTTTCCATCCTTAATAGGTAAACCCATTCTTACTTGCCACCCTTTGCTTTAGATGCTTTCTTAAATACTTCATCAACTTCAGCCAATGTGAGGTCTCCGTCTTTCAGGAACTCTCTGGCAAGGTCGGTTACAATTCCTGCAACTGCTAAACCTCCAGCGATGGCTGCTGCTTTAACAGGTTCAACACCTGCGAAAGCACCCACTCCAACGGATGGTAATGCAAAAGAAATGAATAGGGCTAGTGAACGTGTAACAACGTTCTTCAATACGTGTAATGACATTAAGATAGTTTCCTAACAGTTAGTAGAAGTTTGCCACCAAAGCCATTGAATCTTTCACTTGGTGGTGTTGCAGAAAAGAATCTAATCTCTTCTATTAGAGCAGAGAAAGTTTCATCTGTTCTAAAATCTTGTACAACAACAATGTTGCCATTCTTTTCTAGTTCCTCTAAAGCAACGATACGGTCAAAAGCCCTATCATCTTCAGAACCAACAAGGTTGTTATATTTATCCATCTCCACGTCATAACAGAACAATGGGTATTGGATAAGTCTTTGTTTAAATATTGCAGGTAAAGCCTTGATTTGGTAGCCAGTCATAATAGCACCATTGGCTGTGTTAGCAGTATCACGTTTCAAAGTAAACTTAAAAGCCAAGAACTCTTGACCACCTGTAGGTCTAGCCACACCCAAATCTTCGTTCAAGTTCTCATCAGTAACGTTGTACAAAAGTGTGTCAACTTCTGCACCAGTAATACTATTAACATCAATAGTTGTTGTGGTGTTCAAAGTTCCACGAACTTTCAGAAACTTAAAGTATTTGTTTTCCAATGTGGCATAACGAATAAAACCTGTTCGCAAATATCCTGTTGCAACAAGTCTGGTTGCTGCCTCAATGTAACTATAGTCTGTGTCAAGGGCAAAGATTTTACGGTCAGATGTGCCCAAGAAAGCAACAGCCTTACAGTTCTTAGCAACATTCTTAAAGATGTCGTGAGCGTAAGCAAACCTGAGAGGACTAATCTGTTCGGATAAATCAATACGAATCAGACCACCCTTGCCGTTAACCTCAGCAGTAGCCCAAGCAAATCTATCTCTGAAAGCAAAATCGTAAACAGGTTGTTCTGTTTCAGCAACCAAAGGACCGTAAGATATTGAACCATCATCAGGTGAAATGATTGCTGCACGAATACCTTTAGATGTACCTATCATCATATAGCCCAAGTATTGTTTGATGGCATAAACCAGTTCACCATCAGGCATCTGTGCTGATACAACAGCAGATGTTAGCGAAGTGATAGCACCAGCATCAGACAAAGTAAACTTGTAAATAGATGATTGTGTGCCAGCGTAACCTGCCACATAGATTGCTGCACCAGATTCTGCAATACTTGTAAAAGTATATGAAGTGTTAGGGTGAGTAAAAATAGGAGATGGCAGAGATGAGGATGATGGGGTTAGTTCATAAACTTTGTTATCTGTGGCAAGAATGATACGACCTTTAACCCATTCCATCGCAACTTTACCATCAGTAAAAAGGTATGAGTTAATCTTAAACATTTCAGTATCAGCAGTTGTTGAATCTGCTGTAAGAACCTTTTTGTAAACGTGTCCTTTGTTTGTGCCAGCATCTAAATCATTAGTCACCCAGTAGGCTGTTGTGCCATCATCACATATTGCGTACACTGGGTCCTCTGAACCAGAGTTGTAATCAATGAAATGGATAACATCAGAAGTACCTGTGCCAACAGGTGATACTGCTGCTGAAACAACATCTGCTGCTGTTTTATCGTAAGTAAAAGTTGTTGTGGTAGGCACAGCCTTAACACGGTAAGTGCCATTGAATGTGGCATCAACACCACTGATATCAACTTCCATACCGATTGCTAAACCGTGTGCTGCAGTGGTGGTTAAGGTGGCAACGTTTGAAGTTAGAGCCTTGTTGTTGATTGAGAAACTTATTCTGGGATAGATTTTGTCAACATCGTGACCATCAAGAAGCAGTGCTTCATCCCTGTTAGACTCACGAATAGAACGAAGTTTAAGGTTACCTGTGGTAGTTACGTGGCTAGTATCAACATCTTTGAGTAAACTTGTTTGACCTTTAGTCCAAACATCCACACCCTCAGAGTCCTGAAACCTGAAACGCAAAGTCTCGTCTTGGCTTGGTTCAAAATATTTTGCACCAGCACCAAGATGAAAAGATGATTGGGAACGAAACCACCAGCCTGTGAATGATTGTTCACCTGGTTCAGTGGTCTGGTCTATCTGCTCACGTTTAGATGGTGCTGATTCTCTACGGTATGGTTGTTCATCTGTGGCAGCGATAAAGAATGGTTTGTCGTTTACTGCTATGTCGTATGATACTGAGTCTAGTCCATAGAGTTGTGTGTCTGAGGAGACAGATAAGTCTATTGCTAGTTCTTCGGTGATGTCGTTGATTGCCATTTAGGCTAGACTCCTATTGTTAAGGTAAAGGTGTTACAGCAAATGGGTCATAGTCAAATACTGAATCGTATTCTTCTTGAGTCATTTCTATTGGGGTTATGTCTTCTTTGCAACCACCACATACTGATGGGTTAGTTGCTTCAGGCATATAGTAAACAACATCTTTATTTGCACATTCTTCTTTGTTACATATTAGTTTTAACATTACGCAGCCTCATAATAGAATTGAACATTCAAAATATCACTAGTTGTCCAAGTAAAAGGAACTGTTGCAGAAATATAACCAGTAGAAGGATAAGTTCCTGCAACATTTGTTTGACCAAAATAAACTACACCATCCAACATAATTAAATAACCAACATAACCTGCTGTACCAACATCTTCATAATAAGGCATACCAATTATAAGCACATTAGTTGCACTACTAACAGGTAAAGACATTGATGGTGTTGTACCGATAGAACCAGTAGAACCTCTAGTAAATTTCATTGATACAAAAACAGTTTTACCTATTTGTTTATATCTAGCAGCAACAGTACTATTACCAACAGTAATATTAGTAAACGTTGGTGTCCAAGTTGTCCAAGCAGACTCAATGCCTAAAGCACTATCACCCAAGTCAGCCAAATCACGTGCTCTAGTCATCTTATATACCCACAATCTGTTTCGCTTCAGCCTCAGACAAACCCAAAGCCTGTAATTTTGTTAAAGCAGATTCCTTAGCAGCAGCCCTAGCATCATCTTCTGCTTGAAGTGCAGCCCCTTCTGCTTGGTCTTTAGCACGTTGCTCTAAAAATGCTTCTTTATCTGCACCAATTAGTTCTACTAATTTTCCATCTATTCCAACAAAAACTTTATCTAATTTATCCATTGTCATAACTCCTAAATGTTATAGCCATAAATTGAAACAGTTCCACTAATATTTGTTGAAGCAAAAATTGTAAAACCATTGTAAGCAGTTGATTTTACTATTGACCCAAAAAAATTACCAACCCTTGCTCCAACAGTAGTTTCAATATACATATTATTAGCCAAAATGTTGCATTGTGTGCTAGTTTGTGGATTTAATACTTCAACAACAATTCCACTTTTATTAGTTGCATCAGAACCAATTGTTCCAATTCTAAATGAACTTTGAGTACTATTTCTTGCACCAGCCACAGTTGTTGAGGTTGCAGTTAATTGTTCCCATTCATAAACTGTAGTCGTCAAATCCGTTGTATTTGCACGCAATCTAAAACTAATGTTTTGGTCAGAAGTTGCTGAATTTAAATTATCTAAAATAATTTTGTAATTACGATAAGTACTTGTAAAAATAGGTGAAGCATCTGAACCAAAAGAATGACTAGTTGCTCCAGAAAATGATGCTGTACTAATCAAAGTCATACCACCATTAGCCCACTTCAAACCAGAAGTCTCACCAGAAGCAACACTCAACAACTGACCATCAGTAGAACCAACAGCCAACCTACCAACAGCATCAGCCCCAGTACCAACCAACAAATCACCCTTAGCATCAACAGTAGAAACAGTCAAAGCATTAGCAATATTGAAAGGAACAAAAGCAAACACCTCAACCACATCAGAAGCCACAAGAGCAGACAAAGCACCAACAGAAGTACCATTGGTTGCTGTGTAGTCTTGCCCACGCACCAGGTTCACACCGTTTAAAAACACTTGTTCTAAACCTACTGTGTAGGACAAGGTTTTGCCGTCAGCATCTGTGCCACTGACTGATGTTTCTCCACCTGTTGCCACGTATCGGTAGCGTGTTAGTTGTGAGGTTGTGCCTACACCAACATTGAAATTGTTAATTGCCATTTGGATTCCATTCTTCTGCTACGTTACCTTCAGCAACCCAAGCAAGGTATTCTTGATAATCACGATTGCTAATTGATTCAGAAAACCATTTTGAAGAACCATCTTCAAACATTTTACAATATACATCTTTGTTTTCCAAATGATTTATATAATATGTATACTTCATTATAGTTCATCCTCTACAGTAATTGCCGCAGCAGTTGTTTTAGCAGTTAACATAACTGCTTGATTGGCTACGTTAGGTGCACCAGTGTGATTTGTTGATAATCTAGCAGTATGACTATTTGAACTATAATACGTAATTGCAGTACAAGTTGCAGTACCTGCTTGATTAGCGTCTGAAAAAGTTGATACAGCAGTAAACCCAATACTAGGTGAATCTGTTCTGCTATTACTTATGTATTTAAAATAATAAAACGCTGCTGGAAAAGGGTCTACATAACCAACAGCGAAAACATCATTAACTTCAGTCCCAGACATTTTTTGATAATATCTATAACATTCTTTTAATTGATAGTCATAAGGTTTGAACTCAAACTCTGTTGCAGTGCTACCAACTTCAAGTTGTACACCTGTTACTTGCCAGTAGTTGTTTGTTGCTGATGCAAGGTTGGTTTGTCCAACTGCACGGTTAGCATTAGTGTTAGATGCCCAAGAAGTGTTAAGAGTTCCTGAACTTCTATTTGTACCAACACCTAACCAAAATCCTACAAAAAAACTAGCAGCATTATCGTTATCTAAAGCACCAGTAGTGTCAGCAGGAAAAGTTAAAGTTTTCTTTTCCCAAGTTGCTGAAGCAGATATTGTGTATGATTTTGATACTTGACGAGTATTATCTTGGTCAAACAATTCAGCAATATATGTTCCAGTAACATTTGATTTAACCCAAAAAGATAAAGTTAATTCTTTAGCAGAAGATGTTCCTTTAGCAATATGTTGAAGATTTTGTCCTTCAATAAATTGTCTGACAGCAATTTGGTCATCAGCAGCAGGAGAAGCATCTGCTGTAGTGCAAAGCATCTTTAATGACTTACGAAAACCTGAACCTGTAGGTGCATCGTTTTCAACAGATTGTGTCCAAGTACCCATAGTTGTTATATCTACTTTAAATCTATCTGCTGTGAAATAACCACCAGCAGTAATAGAAGCAACAGAAGTATTACGTTGGGCAACCTGCATATCACCATTAATAATTAAGTTCTTAAACATAGGAGGATGAGCCAAACCACCAACACCATTACCAGAAGCATCAACACCAGCAACAGTCACACCAGCAGTATTCTGCAACTCCAAAATATTAGTAGACTGACCTGTTGAAGCCTTAGCCAACAACTGGTTAGTAGCACCAACATTTAAACGATTAACAGCCATTAAGCAATCTCACTTCCAAATAGATTAAAAGACAAATCAGCAGTAGAAGCATAAACAGTAATAACATCAGCAGCGTTAACAGTAACACCTAAAGTAATCGCTGTTGAATCATTAGCCGAAACAGTAGCATCATAAGCAATATAATGTTGATTCGCTTGTGAAGCACCATCAGGTCTAACAGATATGCGATATGTTGCAGCAGATGCTGCACGATTACAAACAACAATAGTTGAAATCACTGCCTCAGTAGCACTAGGAACAGTGTAAAGAGTTGTTGCTGTAGTTGCACTTGGAGCAGACTGCCCAAGCACCTTATATGTGGTTGCCATATTTTCCTTATCCTCCCATTAACAATAGGGATGAAACATTATCGCCACTACCTGTGGCGTTTAATATTGTGTTCGAATTAAAATCAATAGTTTTATTAGTAAGAGTCTGTGCATCACTTGTGCCAACAACAGAACCAGTAACACCGTGAACACCACTCGATGCAGCCATATGATTCTGTGGCTCTTGTAAATCGCGAGCAGTAATCATATGTTTTACTTGTGAACCTAAAGTGTGTGAAACAGCAGTGGTTCCATCTTGTGCTCTAGCAATATTAACAGTTGTACCAGCATCTAAAGAAAGAGCAGTAACAATTTCTTCATTAGTAGTATCTGGTTCTATTACTAAAGTAAAAGGGTAAGCAGGAACACCTGTAAGGTTATTCAACTGCATTGTGGTAACACTTGAGTTCATTGAAAGAGCAAGTGTTTTAACGTCTAAGGTTGAAGTATAATTTCTCATCTAGTGTAATGAACCCTTATCGGATAACGGTCTCTCAGTTTTCTTGACTCCTCATCTAGTCTTTGTGTATACAAAGCCAACAAGTATCTTGCAGCATTAGTACCAGCATTAGAAGGAATTTTGTTTGATTGAATATCAGCCTCAGGTGCTGTCAAAGTTAAACGACCAGGGTCAATCATTGAAGCCATACGGTAGGCTGCACCGTAAACAATCACATCTTTACAAGACAAAGGCAACCCAGTAACATCCTCATAATCGTCTTGGTCTATTTCAAAAGTATCAGGATTGGTTGTGTAAAACACTTGCACTGTTCTTCCTGGAACAATGGTGTCATAGATTGATAAAGAAATGTTTGAGTTAAACTCTGTGGTGTTAGCCATAGGGTCTATACGCCAGGAACGAACAGGGTACCATTCCTCGGTTGGACCAATTGATTGATGAGAAACAGCCAAAACTCTTTCAACATCATCAGGTAAAGCATAAGTTATTTGTGAAGGATTGTAACTAAAAGTAAATGTGCCTGTGCCAAAAAGTGTGTCACTAACAGCACGAACAGTATCGTTAATTGCTTTTTTAATAGTACCTCTAGGGTAAGTTGGTTTAACAATAACTTGTGTACCAGAAGTATGAGAAGACCTAGTTGTTCCCAAATATCCTCTGCCGTAAGGTGGGATGGTAATAACACCTGTTGACTTGTTGTATGAGTCAACCCAAATAAGTTCATCATCTATTTGAATCATACCTTTAGCAACATTGTCTGCTGATGCTAAAGTCATACTTGTAGCAGTTGAGGTCACATTAGCAGTTAAATGTGTTGACCTATCTTGACGTAAAGTAAAACCTTGAAGGTTTAACGCTACCTCAT